ACGCTCGCGGCGATCTTGGCGGCCTCCTTGGAGGCGGTGACCTTCTCGGACTCGAAGGCGGCGAGGGCGGCCTTCAGGGCGACGACCTCGGCGGAGAGGCCGTCGACGGCGACGGTCAGTTCGCCCAGGCGGGCGTCCTTCGCGGCGATGTCAGCCTTGGCGGCGGTCAGTTCATCGGCGGCGCCGACGGTCAACTTCTCGACGGTGGCGCGGAGGTCATCACGCTCGACGGCGAGGGCAATGCTGGCAGCCAGGGCTTCGTTCAGCTGTTCTTCGATGGTCATTTGGATTTGCGGAAGGTGGCAACCTAGAAGGTAGCCAAGGCGGCGTTGAAGGAGTCAGCCAGCCCGGTCACGAGACCAGCCTGGGCGGCTTGCTTCCCGTTGAAGGTCTGGCCTTCCATCGTCTCGGCCTTGACCATCTTGCGCTTCATCTGCACGGCGGCCTTGAAGTCGGCGTGAATGCCGTCGACCGAGGCCTGAAGGTTCTCGACCTGATCGGCGGAGAGGGACGTGCCCTCAATGCCGGCGCCCTTGAACTTGCCGGACTTGATGACGACCATTTTAATACCCTGCATCTCGGCGGCCTTGGAGAAGTCAGGGATTGCCATATAGACGCCAATCGAGCCCACGGTGGCGGACGGCGCCGCGAGGACGCGGTCGGCAGCCGAACCAATCCAATAGGCGGCGGAGGCCATCTCGCTGTCGGAGTAGGCCATCGTCGGAACCTTTAGCCCGCGAATCTTGTTCGCGAGTTCCTCGACGCCCGTGACCGTACCGCCCGGGCTCGAGATGTGGAAGGCGATACGCTGGACGCTCGGGTTCGCGACCATCTTGTCGATAGCCTCGGAGACCGCGTCGACGTCAGAGGAGCCCATCATCTTCTCGAGCGGGCTCAGGCCCTTGCCGATCACTCCGACGACGGGGATGACGCCCGTCCCGTTCTCCAGGACATAGGGCTCGGGGGCGGCGCCGAACAACTGCGCCAGCATATCGGTGAAGCCGAACTTCTCAGCCAGGGCAGCGTGGTCGCTGGCCTTGGAGGGGTCGATGAGCAAAGGCTCGCGGCCCTTGAGGCCATTGATTAGGAAGCGCATGGTTTAGGAATTGGTTTCGTCTTCGTCCTCGGGCTCCTCCTCGGAGGCCGGTTCGTCCTCCATCTCGGCAGGCATCGCCCCAGGAGCAAGAGGCTGAGGAGGTAGGTCGAGGTTCTCCGCGGTGGACTGCGGAATTTGGTCATTCGCCTGACCCTGCTGCAGCCAGTTGAAGCCGGGCTTGTAAAGCATCCAGACGGGAATGCCCGCCTTCTTCGCTTCGTCGATAATGAAGACCATGTCATTCGCCCGCTTCTTCATCTCGGTACGGAAGTCGAGGCCGCGCTGGGCGTAGAGTTCAGACATGGACAGCAAACCCATCTCGACGTCGTTGCGGTCATTGGCGGCGTCACGGCCTCCGTCGACCGTCACGCTCTTCGGGGTCGTCCAAGAAACATTCGTCCAGGTCGGGTCGTCGGGGAGGTCGCCGTTGGCGATGCCCTGCCCGATGATGTAGCCCCAAGTGGGTTGGCAAAGTTGCTCGATCAGGATTTGCTGGTACTTGCCGAACACTCGCCCAGCCTTCGCCGTGATCAGGCGGACGGACGCCCCGCCAATCTTGGACGGGTCGTTGACGAACTCGTAGGGCAGGACGCCTTGGCTAATGTCGCGCTCCAGCGCCGCGAGGAAGCCGGTGAAGGTCGGGCTCGGGCGGTTCGAGGTGAAGGACTGAAACTCCTCACCGGGCTCGAGCGCCAGCAACTTGCCACCCATGCGGGCGGCGATGTGCTCGTAGGAAGCACCAGCCCCGAGCTCGGAGGCCATGTCGCCGTCGATAAATCCGCCCGTCTTTTTGATGACGCGTGTGACGTCGGCGTTGTCCTTGACCGCCAACTTCTCGAGTTCGAGGATGTCCATCTCGTCCTGGATGGAGTTGATGGAATGCTGGAGCAGCGGGATGCCACGGGCGCCGGAGGCATACTCGTGGTCGACGATGTGCATCATGGACTGCGCCAGAATCTGGCGGTTCGAGCCGTCCGAGCGGTAGACGTTGAACGCGATCAGTTCGCCGTACTCGCCGAAGATGCACCCGTCGTGCATATTCTCGGGAGGCGGCACGTCCATCGGGTCGCCCACGCGGTGGGCCTCGATAAGTTGCAACTTAGGGTCGCCGAGACCGTTCCGCACCTTGGCGGCGAACGAGTCGCCGTCCCGGGCCATCGCCCGCATCAGGATTTGCTGAACCTGAGCGAAGGAGAAGCGGTTCGTGATGTCGATGCGGCGGGACTTCTCGGCGAAGTACTCCTCGTAGCGGTCAGCCAGCGCCGGGTCGGTCGCATGGGACTGAGGCTTAATGCCGTCGCCCACGGTGTACAGGACGAGGTCGTTGAGGATCTGCTTAAAGAGGCCGCTGTTGCGCTCGGCCCAGCGGCACCGCTTGACCATCGTCAGGCGGTCGCTCGGCTTCATGTCCCGGCGCAAGTCCTGGGCAGGGCCGTTGTAGACAGCCCGACGGAGCCGCGTAGCCCCGACGCTCTGCCAGCCCCCGAAGGAGGCCTGAGGCGCAGGAGCGCTCGCCGGTTGTGCGGCGGTCACGTCCTTCTTTTTGCGGGGGGTCGTCTTCCGGGGGGGCATAAGTTATTCGTCAATAGGGTTGCTCCAATTCGTAGAGACAACCGTGTTCCGACGACCATAGGTATCCGGGTCGAGGCGGCTAAGGGCGAACATCGCCTCCGACAAGCGCTCCTTCGCGGGCATGGTCACGGCCTTCGAGGCCGACGAGCCGCTGTCCGAGTAGCTCGTGAGCACCTTGCCCGAGGTGATATCCGCCAAGGCCTGCGCCTTGATCGCGAGGAGCTCGTCCTCGGTCAGGCCGATGAAGATGCCAGATGCCATTTGATACTGCATGGCAAGGCAACGGGGAGCCGCTGACCCGGTTGTTCCAACCCACGCCCCACGCGCAAGTCCCGAGCCAGCGGCCTATGAACACACAAACACCCGACAACCTTGCGTCAAGCGGCATCCACCGCCTCGGTCGGCCCGGACTCGCCGCGGCTTCCGATGCCCCACCGCACCGCCCCCAGAAGGCAGAGAAGTTCGCAGTCCCAGGCGTGGTTATCCTTTTTGCCCTGCGGCAGAATCCACATCGGCTTGCCCGTCCGCTTGTCCTTCACGCGAACCTCCGCCGCCATCATCTCGATATAAAACGGGTCAGCGTTGCGGGGGAACGTGTGCAGCCGTTTGACCCTCATGCCGTGGAGCAAGTCCTTGCCCTGTAGGTTCGACCAGGACACGAGCACGGCGGGCTGACCATGAAGGCCGGGGACTTGGATGCGCTGCCGCTCGGAATAAAAGCGGCGCGTCGTCTTCCCGTCCCGATCGGTCACGGCGAAGTCCTCGTTGCCAGAACCTCGGGCGCACTTCCACCCACGGCGAGCCGTCTCCGCGTAGACCATTGAGGTCTGGTCGCCCGCGTCGACGAAGACCATCGCCTTGTGCACGGCGGCCTTGCGGAGCATATCCTCCACGCCGCCCCACGTCTCGACCTTCCCGAAGGCATACAGGCGGCTGTGCCCGGACTTAGCCCAGCTGCGGACGACGACCCAGAAGTGGCCGCGCTGGACGTCGACCCCAGCCGTGCGGAACGGAATGCTCCCCGTCGGCGCATCCTTCGCGTCGACGACCTTGCCCTTGCCGGTGATGAAGGCCTCCGCCTCCCACGCGTCCCCGAGGTTATACTCGCTGGCCGACGCGTCCGCGACGATCTCGCCGCCCTCCTCGTGCCATGCCATCGCCAGCCGCTTCTGCTTGAATAGCCTACGCCCGTCATTATCGCCGTAGACGTCAGCCGCCTCCTTGGCCTTGAGCATCATCACGCCCAACTCGCCCCAGGACATCGTCGCGAGGCTGTTCCAATGCAGGCCGACCTTGCCGTGGTACGCCATCGGATTTGTGGCTACAAACTCGCCGCGGGCGTTCGCCTCGGTTCGCGTCCCGGCGTTGTCGTCGAGCAGGGCGTGGCAGGAAGCGCACTCGTACTTCGTGCCGTCGGCTACCGCGTTCAAATCCCACGTCCCGCTCGCCTTCGCCTCCTCGGGGAAGCGGATGAACTCCCATAGCCAGGGCTGGAGGTGGTCGCACTTAGGACAGCGGAAGTTCCAGTCGCGCTGGTCGGTCGTCTCGTGCAGCGCATGGAACTCCCCACCCTTGCCGCCAAGCGTCCCGCCCTGCGTCATGAACACCCGCTTGCCCATCCAGCCGAACGCAGTCACGCGGGCGCTCGCCTCCTGCAAATGCCCGGGCGGCCAGAGCCAACACTCGTCGCCGATGATGTAGCGGATGGACAGGCGCTGGAGGTTCGCCTCGTTCCAAGCCCCGCGGCAGTACAGAGGGAAGCGGTCGAAGTCGATGGTCGTCGAGCGCTCCATGTCGTCCTCCTTCATGCGGGCCAGCACCGGCGGGCAATTCTTGAACACGGGACGAAGGTAACGCAGGGCGAAGTCCTTTGCCTCGGGGTCTGTAGCCTGGAGCAGGAGCGTCGGGCCTGGAGCGTGTTCCGCGATCCAACAGGCGAGCAGTCGGGCGAACAGGGATTTGCCGGACTGAATGCTGGCGAGGACGGTGAGCAGTTGCACCTCGGGGTCGGCGGCAATCCTGAGCGCGTCCCGAACCCACGGCGTCCGGTCAGCCCTGAACGGCCCGGGCATCGGCGAGTCGGGGATGGCCCGCACGTTCGCCTCCAGCCACGCGACGATATCGCCCTCGCTCGACGGCCTGAGCACGTCCCGACCAAGACCGACCAGATCAGCCCGCCGCACGGCTCAAGTCCTCCCTCGTCTTTCGAACCCAAGCCTCCAGAACCTTGACGGCCTTCGCGGGCGTCTCGGGGTTGCAGCCCTCCGCACAATCGAGCGCCAACTTGTCCAGGCGGTTGACGACCTCCGCCATTAGGTCACGCATCGCCGCCGTCGCCTCCTTCGCGGAGATGAACTCGGCGTTCGCCACGCGGCGCCGCTCAAGTTCGGCCTCGAGGTCGATCAGGGTCTTGAAGGCGGCGTTGTACTGGCTCTGGAACTTGGACTGGTTGACGTCGCCGCCACGCATCGCCGCGTCCCAAATCTCGCCGGCATGCTCGACGCGGGCCTTGTGCGTCGCGATGTTAGCCTCTAGGGAAAGGTCGGTCAGCGTCTCGAGCTCGACGACCGGGGCCGTCCGCCGCGACGTGTCCCGGGCTTCCCGCCACGCAAGCGCCGCCTCGACCGTTTCCATCGGCATACCTTCCCTTTTCAACTGACCGACGCGTTGCGCCGAGATGCCCAGGGCTTGGGCCATCG